AGTTTCACGTTCGTTTCCTTTTCGGTTTGGGTGCTTCTGTTTCCTGGCACCACCATTCATCACTCTGCTTACGCCGGACAGCAAGCGGAATCTGCGGATTTCCTGAAAAAAGATAAGCGGCCCGAACCTAAGGCGAATGCCGGAGTCCTCGCATGGCTTTGACCCTGGTGCAGTTGCAGGCGAACCTGGACGCCATCAATATCGCCATTGGCGATCCGACATTGCGCGTGCGATTTCCGGACGGACGCGAAGTCCAGTACCGGACCATCGACGAGCTGCGCAAGGCGAAGGCCGAGATCGAAGAGGACATCCGCGAGATGAGCGGGGCGACTGGCGGGCGCGTCCGGCTGGCACAGCACAAGCGCGGCGACGGTCCGTCCGGCCCTTCGTACGACAGGTGGTAGAACAGTGAATCCAGAATCGCATCCCGATAACACCCTGGAAATAGCAGTTCTGCGCGTCGAGCATAATCTTCTGGTCCAGAGGGTGGACCGCGAAATCCTGCTCTTGGAGAAGCTTATCTACGCCATGCGCGAGAGCATCGTCGCGCGCGACGATGGCCACGCCCAATTGTGCGATCAGCGATTCGAAGCGTTCCTGGTCAACCACGTCAAGAACCACGAGCGCGAGCACGAGACCGAGCAGCACGCCATGGAACTGGCGATGGGCGCATTGGACCACCGCCTGGCGGGGATGAACGAGTTCCGCCGGCAGATCGAAGAGAGCGAATCCAGGTACGCGACTATAGACGCGTTGGGCGCGGTGGAAGCAAAGCTGGCGGTTCGTGACGACACCACGGGTGATCGGACTAGAACGCTCGAAAGTGCGGTGGTCGACATCCGCGCCAAGCTGCTCGGTTCCGAGTACGCCAAATCTGTGGATGATCGATTCCGTTTCCTGGAGCGCATGGTCTACATGGCAAGCGGGGCTCTGACGATCATCGTCATCGTAATCAACTTTTTGCGGAAGTAGAAAGGCTTTGAACGGTAATGACGATTCCTGAAATTGCGGACGCGCTCGAACGCGCGCAGAGGCAAGGCGCGGAGAGGGACCAACCGGAGGGGTCGCGGTACGCGGTTTTCAGCGACACATCCCTCAAGACTATGGCGCGGGACCTGCGCCTGGCGTCGGCAGATCGGCCGGACGCCGAGACGTTCGGGGCGCGGAAGCAGTGACGGCGATCTTGAATTGGTTCGGTCGGTTGGTGGGCTTCGGCGCCGACGCCGGCCCGAAGAGTTTCATGGCCCTGGCGAAGGAGCCGCGCACGCGGTCGAAGCTGAAGACTTCCAGCCTCTACATCATCCAAACCGACTTCGAGGTAACGCCGGACTCGTACACCAACCTCCAGGCGATGCTCGACGAGGTCCGCGAGAAGTACGGCATCGATTTTCTAATCCTCGAACCCGGTTTCAAGCTGAAGCGTTTCGATGACTACTGATCTCCAAGTACGACGTCCTATCCCGCTGCTGCGGCGCGACTGGAACGCGCGATCTCCCGCCTCCGGCCGCTACGCCGTCCAGCGCACGGTGGGCGAGTTGGTCGACGGCTACCGCCGGCGGCACGCGCAGCGGTTCGCGTACGAAGGCGCCACCGCCGGACGGCGCGCGCACGGATGGTATGCCTCGTCTGCCGACGCCAACGTCGAGTTGATGGGTGCGCTTATCTGGCTGCGCAACCGCAGCCGGGAGCTCATCCGGAACAACCCATACGCGGCGCGCGCCATCGAGGAGTTAGCCGGCAACGTGGTGGGGACCGGCATCGTCCCGATGGCCAAGACCGGCGCGCCCGCTATCGACACGATCATCGACGCTGAGTGGCCGTACTTCTCGGAGCAGTGCGACGAATCGCAACGTCTCGATTTCTACGGTATGCAAACGCTCGCGGTCCGGACGATGGGGGAGAGCGGAGAGGCCATCGTGCGCTTCCGGCCGCGCCTGATCGATGTCGGGTTGCGCGTGCCGCTGCAGCTTCAGATGCTCGAAGCCGACTTTCTGGACCAAGCACGAACGATGGGACTGGTCAACGGCCACGTGATGGAAGGTGTCCAGTTCGACCAGGACGGCCACCGCGTGGCGTACTGGCTTTTCAGCTACCATCCGGGCGGCGTGCTGATCCTCAACCCGCGCGGCGGCATCATCAGCCAGCCCGTGCCGGCAGACCAGATCATGCACGTCTATCGCGTGCTTCGGCCCGGCCAAGTGCGCGGCGTGCCGTGGCTGGCGCCGGTAATGATGGCGCTGCGGGATCTGGACGACTACTGCGACGCCGAACGGGTCCGGAAGAAGATCGAGGCGTGCGTGGCCGCGTTCGTGACGCAACCGGAAGGCGTCGACGGCGATCCGGTCGGCTTTGCCGGGACCGATCCGTTCAGCGGGCATCCTGTCGAAAGCTTCCAGCCCGGCATGGTCGAGTATCTGAAGCCGGGCCAGGACGTCAAATTCAACAACCCGCCTCCGGCTGGCGGCTACCGCGAATACAAGATGACCGAGTTGCAGGGGGTCATGGCCGGCATCGGGCTGCCCTACGAGCTCGGCACCGGCGATATGTCGCAGGTGAACTATTCGTCCTGGCGCGGCGGGATGTTGGGCTTCCGGAACACGATTGAGAACTACCGGTGGCTTACGTTGATGCCGTTGTTCTGCATGCCGGTGTGGCGGCGGTTCATCGACACGCTCATCCTGCTGGGGAAAATCCCGATGGCGGCGGTGAACAATCCGAAGATCAACCTGAAGCAGGTTCAATGGACTTCGCCCCGGTTCGAGTCGGTCGATCCTGTGAAGGACGCCGAGTCGGTGTTGAAGGACGTTCGGATGGGGCGGAAACCGTGGTTCGAGGCGGTGCTGGAGAACGGATACGATCCGACGACGCAGCTCCAGCAGATCGCGTTGTTCAACAAGCTGGTGGACAAATACGAGATTATCCTCGATGTCGATCCGCGTAACGTTACTCTGCGTGGCCAGGAACAACCGGCCAATACCGAAGAGCGCACGCCGACCAGTAAGCCGTCGGGCGGCGGCAGCGGGAGCCAGGGACTGGGCATTTGCGAGTTGTCGGACGAGGACCTCGCGATGGTCAAGGAGCTTCTGGTAGCGGGCATCTCGCGCGTGACTACCAACTGGCAATCGACGACGCGAATCTACCGGGGATAGGTCAAGCAGCGCAAAAAGGGAGGCAACAGGATGAAGGGAAATCCGGATGTAATCAGCGGTCTGCAACAGGCGATAACCATCGAGGCGACGCTGGCGCTTCAGTACTTCGTGGACGCGCGCGACGTGAAGCGTCTGGGTTTGCACCTGGGCGACGGGCTGTCCGCGCTTCACGATCAGTGCCAGGACCACGTGGCGTGCCTCGTCGGACGGCTACTCTTCCTCGAAGGCGCGCCGAAACTCGACCCCAAACCCGCTGCCACGCACGACAAGATCGGAGACATCCTTACCGAGGCGAAGACCGCGGAGGAGGCCGCCGTCGCTCAGTTCGCAGTGCTTTGTAAGCAGTGCTACGAGGGCGACGACATGTCGAATTTTCACTTCTACCAGCACCTCGCCAAGTGGCACCGCGAGGGCGACGAGAAGTTCAAAGGCCATCTGGCCTGGCTTCAACAGCAGCTTTACCAGCTCGAGAAGTTGGGCGAGAGCGAATACATCGCGGTCAACGCGGTGAAGAACTAGGAGGTAACAATTCAAATGCCGCTTCTAACACAGCAGCAACCGCCGCCCGACCCAGCGGTGATCACGGCGGTTGCGCAGGAACCGCCGGCAACCGCAACACCGAAAGAGGAGGCCGCTGCCGCAACCGTGGCGCCGGCAGCCAGTACCGAGGCTGCCGCCATCGTAGCAGCCACCCCCGACTCCGAGGTTTTCGCCGCCGACGCGCAGGTGGTGCCCAGCACCGCGAACGCGGACGACGGCACCATCGATGTCGTTTGGTATAGCGGCGCGACGGTCCCGAGGGTCGACCGCTCTACCGGCGAACCCTACATGCTCAGGCTCGCGATGGAAGGCTGCCGCATGGACCGGTTGAATAGCGGCGCGCCGGTCTTCGACACGCATTTCACGGGAGACGACTTCAAATCCATCATGGCCGGCAAGGTCGGCACCCGAGCGCAGGTTGGTGTTGTCCAGCGCGCGTGGCCGAACGGCCCGAAGGGGATGGCGACGCTCAAATTCGATATGGGCGATCCGGACGGCGCGGAGATGTTCCGCAAGGCATCGACCGGCATCCTCCAGAACCTCAGCTTCGGCACGTTCATTTACAAGCGCGAGAAGACCGACATGCAGACGGAGGGC